ATGTGTATAAGAGACAGCACTCGACCCGTTCCAAGACGACGAACCAATAGAAGCGCAATGCGATTTAGAAAGCCCTGAAGAATGCGAAAGTTGCCAATAATAGGGCTCGTAGGAGTCGTATGGGTAGGGGCACTCATAGGAGTAGGTGTTCTTGTAGTAGAATCAGCGTTGGAACAAGTAGGCTTAATAAACCGGCGGCACTAATGCTTACCCCACAACCTGATGCTAACTGGGATGACTTCTTTGTCACGTTACGAGAAGAGTGGGAAGCGAACACCGAAAACCCCGACGACGAAACCGAATTTCAACGCTTTCTGTTCGTATGTTCAGTTCTTATCTTCGACTTTATAGAAGAAAACTAAAACAGAGGTTGCGAACTTGTGGTTGGCCCCGGTACAGTGGGGGTATCCCCACAGGGGGAACTAACCACAAGAACAGGACAACAATGACAGAACGACAATGCACAGTCGATGGCTGCTGCAACGAAGCAACCTACAAAGAAATGTGCGGAACACACTATGTACGGTTCCGCAAATACGGTGACGTACAAGCCGACACCCCGATACGGGAATACGGTCACGGCATCAACAACGGGAACTGCGAACACTGCGACACCCCAGCATACTCACGGGGTCTCTGCCCAGTTCACTACTACCGTGTACGAACACACGGAGACCCTCACCAAGGGCCAAAACAACGAGCCCGCTGCGTCGTCGCCACCGACGGAAAACAATGCGGACTCCCCGCAGTAGGGAAAGGCTTATGCCGATCCCACTACGATAAGGCCCGCCGAGCAACCGCTCAAGCGTGATGCCTCGGCAAGACAGAGTCGCTTTAGATTTACGGCTCTCCATGCAACAATACGACGCATTAATAGTGTCGTTAGGCACCCGCGAAAATGAGTTAACCGACTTGTTGACCGACGAAAAAGAACACGGCCACCTTGAAACCGCTAAACAGTTTCGAAGAGGGCTAGAAGTTCTCGAACGGTTAAAAACCAAAGTCGAACAAGCAGCAGCGTTACCCGTGGCAGACCCACGAAACAAATAAAACCCATAACCAAACAACAATAGAAAGAAAAGAACATGGAAAACATAGAAAACATAGAAAACATAGAAATCCCGCCAGCAAACGTCTTCATCGACAAAGACCGAGTCATTTACCTGACGCCACACACCCACAACGATGTAATGGTCAACCCCGACGAAGGACACACCTCAACCGATTTCCCATTCTGGACAGCGTTCGTGATGGTCGGCCACATGTGCGACGCACCAGTAGAGATCAGCGACGGAATGTTCGCCTTTATCAGCGACGACGACGACATGTTGCTGGCTATCGATATGCCGTCCCCGTTGTCTAACGGTGTTCCGAAAGAAGCAACGATAAGTGTGTTGCGTGACTACCTAAACGAAGACGAAATCACCGACATCATCGAAAACGCTGCGATCGCCGAAACCGGTCTCTCCGACCTGATGCAACAACTCACCGGCAACATCGAAATATTAAACGACGAACTAGGTGAGATCGAAGGCATCGTCGGCGAAATCAAAGGCCAACAATGACAACCCCTAAAATACCTACCGTTCACCGCAACGACTCTCGGTTATACCAGTGGGACAAAAAAGAAGTCCCCGGTGTAACGAGCGTCGTTGGGACGCTACCCAAACCCTTTTTACAATATTGGGCTGCTAAAGTAGTAGCAGAAGAAGCAGTAGCGGTAGACATGGAAGCCTTGTTGAGAAAACGAGGCCACGACGGTGCCATCAAATATTTGAAAGGCACCCCGAACCGTGACCGCGACCGAGCGGCCGACATGGGTTCCGCTGTCCACGACACACTCGAACACTTAGCGTTAGGTGAGGCTTTTGATGTTCCAGAAGAACAACAAGGCTTCATCTCTGGCTACGACCAATTTTGCGAAAGGTTTTCACCAACATGGATAAAACTAGAAGAAACCGTTTACGGAGAATCACCAGCGGGTCATGGATACGCCGGATCGTTCGATGCGATTACCGAGATCTCTGGCGAAAACTGGTTGATTGATTTCAAAACGACACGTTCAGGGGTACACCCTGAGGTAGCGTTACAACTAGCGGCTTACGCTAACGCCAAATCGTTAATCCACCCGGACGGGTCCACATCGGAGATACCTCGTATCGACCGGTTTGGTGTCCTCTGGTTACGGCCAACGGAATGGTCGTTTGTTGAACTCAACGTCACGCAAAGCGAAACAGACAAAATGTGGGAAACGTTTTGTAGTCTTCTCGATGTGTGGCAATGGGTTAACGGCGGATCTAAAAAAGCGTTAGGTGCGCCTCTCTCATCCGGTGCGGCAGCACCCCGACCATTTTAAGGACAAACATGGTGACTTTAAATTACACATGGGGTAAAGTAGAAAAACCTGTTCCCCCAGCGGAACTTAACCGACCTGTTCTCGAAGATGAACGCCTCAACGAGGTAGCAGTATTTATTGCTGACTTTTGGGAAAAAAACAGGTTCGGTCCTACGTTACGAGAAATACAAGACGAGGTAGGTATCTCATCTTTGACAACAGTACGAACCGACATAGAGCGGCTCGCTAAAGACGGGTGGGTAACTTTTATTCCAAAACAAGCACGTACGCTTGTGCCTACTGATAGGCTACTGGGACGGGCATAGCGTCCGTTCTTAAAGACACGCCGAACTGGAGAAAAGACATGGCTGTTGATAATCAAATTACGGTGTTGGGTAACCTCACCGCTGACCCCGAATTGCGGTACACCAATAATGGTGCCGCGGTTACTGATTTGCGAATAGCGGTAAACCGCCGTTGGCAAAAAGACGGAGACTGGGTTGAAGAAACCTCGTTCTTTGATGTAACCACTTGGGCTACTTTGGCAGAAAACGTTGCCGAATCTTTGTCGTCAGGCAATCGGGTAACCATTGTCGGGCGTTTAGAAGAACAACGTTGGGAAGACAAAGACTCCGGCGAGGCTCGACGTAAAGTCGTTATCGTCGCTGACGATGTCGCACCAAGCCTTCGTTGGGCTACCGCTGTGATGACACGCCAATCGGGTAAAGGCGGCGCTGGCGCTGCCCCCCGTAAAGCAGTTGCTTCTGGTGGCGGCGACCCTTTCTAAGAGTCGCTTAAATCAAGCATGAACCATCCGTTGATCCACATGAGTGCAACAACGGAGTAACCGGCTAAATCCAGCCACGAATCGAGTTCTGGTTCGAACAGCACTGGGCCTTTATGGTTCTTTAAGTTGTGCAAGCGTTGGGTTTTGTCCCAGCAGCGAATCACAATCCCCGGTAATCCGAATGCGGCAATGTTGCCGTGTCCGTACATTGCTTGCTTCCCGTTAAGGGTAAGTAGAATGTCTTTCATGGCATTCGGGGGGCGTGTGTTCCCTGAGGTGACGTAAGCGTCGAACGCTGCGGCACCGATGTTGGCAAACAAGTGGCTGACTTCTGCTTCGTCTCCGCTGTCTGGTTGAGGCTGCCCCGGTGTGAAATATAAGTCTTTTAGTTCTTTCATCTGTTGGTCGATGAAGTCAAGGGCAGCGTATTCGTCGGGGAAGTTTAGTTCGTCTTCGTCGGCCCACAAATCGTAGAACGACATTCCGACTGCGTATGCTCCGTCTTCCCATATCTCTGGTGAGTTCATAAATGGAAGCATACGGCTTTTTTGCTGGAAGGTTGTGAATCCCCTAAAAAAAAGGTATAGTGTCTATACGACTTAGAAAGGGTAAACGACATGACAGAGACAACGAAACGACCAAAGATGGCTCGCTGCACAACATGCGGCTTATACATCGGACGGCAACTTTTAAAACCAGAATGGTACGACGGGCATTGCCCCTCCTGCGAATCTGCTGTAGACGAGAACGCTATTCTCGACGCAACCCAACTACGGGCTTTAGCGAAACGCACCGCACCCGACCGTGGCCCGATCACCGCACGGCTCCCAAAGGCAGCGGCAGCGAACTCAGATATTGAGATACTCACCGAATGGCGACGCAACCAAAAACGCACCATCCGTGTAGGGCAAAAAGTTTCGTGCCAACCCAAAGAACGTAAAGGCACCAAAAAGGAATACGGGACCGTTACGGAAATCCATTCCACTGGAGCCATCATCGTGGACGTAGGGGCACTTAACCCCGTTAACGTTGACGCCGAATGGGTTCATGTCCCGAACCAGAAAGACACATAATGTTGATCACACCGATTGCTGTAACCGAATGCATCGACTACGGGACGAGACACCTCACCCCGTTTACGGCTGTGCCGTGGCCCGATGACGGACCGCAAGAAGGCTGGCTTCTCACTACCGACGAGTGGGTAGCGGTACTACGTCCTGCTGACGACGAGTGGGTTGCGTTTATACGAGACGAAGAAGGTGACGCTTGGTACACGATCCAAGAGTTCCAAGCACTGTGGCTGGAGGCCGAAAATGAGTGACATGAAACCAGTACGAAGCGAACGAGGTAACTACACCGGGGCTACTAAGCCATGCCGCGGCTACCCTAATCGAGGAGACTGCCGTGAACGGATCCCCGAGAATACCGAATCCCGTTTTTGTAACGGGTGCTGGTTCAAAGAAGAAACAGCAAAAGCGAAAGCAAGAAAGGCAAAAAAAACACATGAGTGAAGAAATACGCAACACACAGTTCTGGTTGGATCTCGCTGAGGCCAATCCAGACGCAGTCATTTTCGATGGTCCCGGCGACAAAGACTTTTTCGATTCGTGCATTGTCGGGTATGCGGGTCGTGTCAACGAGTTGCCGCTCCTTGTTTACGACGGAGAAAAAATGATTGAACACCTCATGTTTGGTCATAAAGTATCTTACGAAGATGCTTCCGAATATTTGTCGTTCAATACGTTCGGGGCTTGGCTCGGAGAGGGCACTCCTTTGATTCTTCGCCCGATAAAGGAGGGCTGATGGAACGCCAACAGGTAGTAGCAGGGTCTGCTCAGGAACAATGGTTGGCCGAGAAGGAGCGTTTAGCGTTCCGGGCGAAAGACTTATTGAAGCAAGGTTTATCTATCCGTCAGGTAGGCGGCCAACTCGGGTTAACCGATATGGAAATCAAAGACATGGTGTGTGATGGCTAAAGACAGGTACGCGAAAACTAATCAACAACGAACGACACAGCGACGCAGAGCGGAAAGCGATAAGGCTGCTGAAGCGTCTGCTGCGGCAGGAAAGTTCGTGTGTATTGGGTGTGGCGACTGGTACGGGATCGAAGAGTTTACTTACACCTTCCAAGGCGAGAAGAAGGTTGCTCGACGCTGCTGGGATTGCCGTGAAAGTAACAGGTCTAAGCGGAGGCGAAACAATGTTTAAACGCATCATGTATCGCATCCGATACGTCCGTTGCGGGCATTGCGATTTTTGTATCGGCGGGTCTCCGCGGTTGAAATGTATGTGGCCGGTGGACCGTAAGGTGCGGCGTAGGTTTATTAAGGCTGCGGATGTTGTCGAACGGGGATGGCCTGAACCGATGCTGCGTGTCGATGGGTACGAGTTTTGGGACGAACGCACTTGGTTGAAGGCTAAGGGCGATGGTGTGGATTTGGAAGATAGGTGGCAACGCTTGTATGGAGAAGAAGATGATGAATGAAACACCTATTCCGGTTACTACGGCTAGCCACAAATATCTGTAAGTGTATGGCAAAGCCCGGCAAGGCAAGGAGGTGACCCCTTCTACCCGGAGCCCCCATCGGGGGGTTTCGGCGCGCTAGGGTACATGCCATGGGAAGAAAAAGAACTAAAGAAAAAAGGGAAACAGTTCGGACCGTCACTCTCGAAGGCGGGCCGTTAGACGGCAAAGAACTAAGGCTAGCGTTGCCTTTGACGCCAAGAATGAAACTCGACATGGGCCGGGCACCATACTTTCTTAAAGGCGCAGGGTCGTCTGTTTACGAGTATGATCCTGACCGTGAATACAAGATTTGTGACACGACTGCTGTACCTACCACGGACAGCGACCAAGGAGGCGTAGGCTAGTACCATGCTTGGTTCCACTGCTCTTATCATTTGGGGGTCTGTCACCGTAATCGCCGCTTTGGGTGTTTTACGGGCAGGGCTTAATCCCAGAGACCGCATCGCTGCGCTCTCGTTATGTTCGGCTATAGCGGCTGGAGCCACAGGCGGATTTACGATCAGCGACACTGTTGGTTTGTTTACATCCGCCGCGCTTCTATTCATGGTTGCTTTGCTAACAGGCTACGAGGGCTAATATGGGTTTTTTGGAAGGTTTCCGATTTCAGGGACACGGTAAAGACGGTTGGGAAGGGATGAGCGGACGCAAGTCTCAGTTCTTTACCGCTAGTAGCGGTGGGGCTCCCGGCCAACCATATAAAGACGATTGGGATGTCGAACGGGCTGTATCGCACGGCAATGATCGTGTTACTTGGGTTTATAAAAGCGTTTACGCTATTTCGTCTAACGCCGCACGGTTGCGGGCTTACGTCGCTGACACCGATGGGGCAGAGTCAGGAAACCATTTCTTAGTTCCGGTGTTGAACCGGATGGCGAACCCCTACCACGATGCCTACAATTTCCGGTTCCAGTTGTCGTCGCAAATCTTGTTGTCGAAACGCGGAGCGTTCATCGAGATTGTTCGTAACCGTCTTGATGAAATCACGGGGCTGCACCTGTTGCCGCCTCAGCACACTTACCCGATTCCTGATGCGAAAACATTCGTGTCGGGTTTCAAAGTCGAAATGCCGCATCCTCAGAAAGATAGGATCATCCCTGCGGAGAATGTGATTTGGGTTCGTATCCCGCATCCGATTGACCCGTATCGCGGCCAGTCCCCGTTGGAGTCTTGCGGTCTCGCTACTGAGATCGACTACTATTCTCGGGTCTTTAACCGAAACTTCATGATCAACGATGGCCGCCCCGGCGGTATTTTAATGGTCAAAGGTGAGATGGATGACGATAGCGCAGACGAGTTGCGTCGCCGTTTTCTCGGCACTACTGGTTCTGCTTTGGGTGGTGCTGGCCGGTTAACAATCATGGAAGCCGAGCATGCCGCTTACTTCGATACGTCGGTGACGAATCGCGACTCACAGTATTCGGAAGCAAAACAGTTAGCCAAGGAAGAAATCTTAATGGCGTTCGGCGTCCCCGAATCAGTCGTTGGCAACGCTAAGAACTCTACGTTCGCTAACGCCGATACAGAACTCGAAGTGTTCTGGCGGGAAACGATGCTTCCTCACTTGATGCTGATTGAACGAGCGTTGGATCGCATCGATGGGTCTGAGGATTTGACTGTCAAGTTTGATTTGTCCGATGTAGCGATTTTGTCTCGTGATGAACGGGAACGTGCTTCGTTTCATTTGAGCGAGTTGACGGCCGGTGGTATCACTATTGATGAGTACCGTGCTTTGACTGGCCGTGAACGTGTTGGCGCTGACCATTTGTTTATTCAAGGCAACTTGATGGCTGTTGGGCAGGCTCCTGAGGATGGTAAACCTGAGAAGGTTCCGATTCAGGTTATGCCTCGTGGCCAAGCCGGTCCGGCTGTTACACCGCCTACGGCACCTTCGTCTCGTGACGCTGGGTCGCCTACTAGCCCTCCTTCGACTACAGGCAACCCTGCGCCTATTGTCCCTAGAAAATCTGAGGAAGTCGAGGAAGCAAAAGCGGATGATGCGGTCCCTTTATCCGAAACGAAGTGGGGCTTCCACTTCGGGACTCAATGGATTGACAGTAAAGAAGCCGACCTTGCTCGGTTGAGGAGAGACCAACAGTTGGCTCGCCTTGAGGATTCGATAGCAATCCAAATGACAGCGTTTTTTCAACGGCAACGGCGAGTTGTGTTGGAGAAATGGAAGTCGCGTAAGATGCGGGAGAAAATCAACAAGGGGCATTCAGTGTCCGTTGGTGAAATCTTCGATCAAATCAAATGGGATAAACAGTTAACGGATGACGCTCGTTCATTCCTTGCCGCTGCGCTTGTTGATGGCGGCAACGATGTGGCGTTAATGGTTGGCAAATCGTTTGATGTTGACGACGGGTTGGTGGCTGCTGCGGTTATCGCAGGGCTGGAACGGGTCAAAGAAATTAACGCTACGACTCGCCGCCGGTTGGAGAAATCTATCGCTAAGGGTTTAGCGTCCGGTAAATCTGTTGACGATATCGCCAGCGACATTGAGGATGTTTTTGGTAACGCTACGAAGAGCCGGGCTCGAACTATTGGGCGTACGGAGGCTTCGTTTGCTGTTAA